GTTTACGAATCGAACACATCCCGCAGACCAACTCTGCACCGTGATTGGCTTCGAGCCAGTTAATGTTGCACCACCTGCTGCCATGTTACCTCCACCAGTCATAACTGTTGCGATTGAAGCGTTATCAAAAGCTGAGTTACGAGCTTGCACAGTTAACTAGTAACTAAGGAGCAGTTGTTCGAGTAAGTTCAATGATTGAAGCAGCTCGTTCTGCACCTACACCGTAGATAGCATGAGCAACAGTCTTTGTACCAACGTAGTCGACAGAGTATTCCATCTCTACTTTTGGTTGCTGTTGTACTACCTTACTAATTGCGCTCTTGTGGAAGAATAGGTTTCGTCCAGTTGTGTTTGTAGGTACGTTACCGCTGTGGTAAAGGTCGATGTTGTAAACAGAACCGACTAGACCGTTAGAACCGTCAACAGCTTTACCTGTTTTGCCAGTTTGGTCGTAGGCTGTGTACTTGTTAATACCAAGTAGGTCTTGCTTTGTGTAATGACCGATAACACCACGACGTTCGCTCTCAGGAGTGTTAGCTGCATCAAATGCTGCTACTACTGCTAGGATGTCTGCGTCGTCTACTGCTGCACCACCAGATACAGTTGTACCTGCTACTGAGTAAAGGGCCATTAAGTCAGTGTCGATTTGGCGAGCTAGGCTCTCCATTAGACGAGTCTGGAAGGCTGTCTTTAGGTCGTAGTTAGACTGTACTTTGGCGATATCTTCGATAAGCATTGCTGAGTAGTAGTGCTTGTCGATGTTGATAGCGATTGCTGTACCGTCTGGTGAGTCGTAAGTTACTGCTGTAGAAGCTGATTTAGCACGAGCGTCTACTGCTGCTGTAAATGGAACACGAACTACATCGCCACCGCCTGATGCTAGACCACTTCGGTCTTGTACCAATTTAGCGACTTGTAGAACCTTATCAAATGGTTGTTCGATTTCTCGTGACCATAGTTCTTGCACATACTGTGCAGTTTGAGCGATTGAACGAGTTACGTTCGAAGCTGTTGTTGGAGCTGCCATAATTTATTTTCCTTTTAATTTTAGGGGTTACTTTTATCTTCTAGGTAATGACTGGGCGATTGCTGCTTTGAGTTCTTCCTCTGTCATATCTTCGGGAGCCTTGTTTAAGTTTAGGCGTTTAGCCTGACTTCCATCTGGTCTTAGACCTGTCTGGGTAGCTTGCTTAGCTACTGCCTTGGCTGTCTGTTGGCTCTTCTCGCTACCGATAACACTTCCTAGTTCCATTATTCCTTCTACAAACTCTGAATATCTGATATTAGGGTTTGACACGGAGTCTGGGATTCCTCTTGCGTCGTCACCAGCTTGGTAGCCAGTAGTCTGCAAATACCATGTGTTTACGGCATTTGCTAGGGCAGGTTTGAAATGTTCTTTATCGTTAGGGTTGAGCTGTGGGTACTTACTCTCTACTTTAGGTGCGTCTATTTCTAAACGGGTATGGAACTGAATACTTTTAGCTTGCTCTAAACCAGCATTGTATTGAGCTTGACCGAACTGTTGAGAAGCTTGGTCGAGTTGTTCGTAAACAGGCTCTTCGGCTTCAATCATATCTCGGTAGTTCACGCCAGGTTGTTGAGGTGCTTGTGTCGGTTGCTGAGTTTGCTTCATCTTCTCGAGAAGCTGTTGGATTCTGAGTTGCTCTCTTCGTGATGGTGGTTTGGCTTCCTCTTCTTCGGGTTCTTCTGCCTCTTGTTCCACTTCTTCCGGTTGCTCTTCAGGCTCTTCCTCAGTAACTTCTTCAGGCTGTTCAGGTTCTTCTTCAGTAGGAGTTTCATCTGGAGATTCTGGCTCTTCAGGTGCTACTTCCTCTGTTGGGGTCTCAATTCTTTCTTTGAGTTCCTCGTCAGTTAGTTTGGTAACATCTTCGTCCATATCTCGCTCCTTTGTTTTATTTACTTCCCTCGCATTTGTTTGGCGGCTCGGGAGGCTCCGCTCATATACATACCACGATTAAGCACGGTAGGCTGCTATATTAGAATTATAGCACTATCTTTTTAAAAACAGGTAGCCCCTCGGCATCCTCTCCTGTAAGTATTACGTCAGTAGGGACTTTCTGGGTCAGCTTACCCATCTCGGTTTCAGCTGTTAGCACGTTGCCCTCTAGCTTCCAGTTAGTAGTATTGAGGCGTTTTAGGTTCTTGCCTATATCTTCAGTGTTAACACCATGCTCTAGGTGTAACGGTTTGGGTACGTCCATCCTCTCGAACCATTGTAAGTAGCCATCTGAATATAATTTATTTGCCATCTGCTTCTCTTACTGCTTCCCCTGCTAATTCGTAGGTAGAGATAACTAGCTTGAACTCTTTGATGATAGTGTCTGCTGCTATCCACATCTCGGCACGTTCTTTTTGTGAGACTCCCTCGATTGGGATTTCTCCTGGTAAGAACTGTTGGTAGTGTTGGATGCGTTCCTCGAAGTGGGTCTTTAACCGCTTAAACTCAGCAGTCCTGCTAAACTTAGCCATCATTCTTTCATCTTTTAACTGGTCATCACTTAACTGTGCTTGGGGTAAATCAATTGGTTGATTATCGCCCATTATTATGTTAGCTGGCCCTGACATGTTGCCTCCTTATTTAGTTACTGTGCAAAACTCTGAGCTACTGCTGCAATCTCAGGGTCGTTGAACACCCGACCACCTACGTTCTGTGGTTCTGGTGGTTTATTTGCATCTACTTGCATCTGCATTTCTTGCTGTTGCATCTGTTGGTCGTGTTGCTGTTGAGCTGCTTCCATCTCCTGTTGCTTCATCTGCATCTGTTGCTCTTCTGCGCTTGGTTTGCTTTGGTCAAAGGTTACGAACTCATTAGCGTTAGGAATATCTATTAGAGAGCCGAGAGCCTGTACCATCTTATCTAGGTGGACATCTAGGCGTGGGTCGTCTTTAAAGATGTTCTGGAACTTACCAATATTGTCCATTAGCATCTGGAAGTTCTGCATCTGCTTGTCTACGTTCTGTTTAGCTGTTGAGCCTGTGTTTACATTAAAGCGATATTCTACCCCTTTAAGTGAAGCTGGGTCTATCTTCAGAGTTCCGGCTGTCTGTGTGCCGTCCATCTGGAATGTACCCTCTTTGAATAGCCCAAGGACATCTTCAAGCCCTGCTTTAGCTATGTCTTGGATATCTTCGTAGAATAGGTCAACTGGTATTTCTTCTGTGCCAATGTTAGCAATTAGTGAGAAGAAGCCATCCATCAACTGTTCGATAGCTTGTTCTAGGTGAAGGCGTTCTGCTCCGTCCCTAGTAGCTTCTTTGTCTGAGTACATGTTAACGGCTGCTGGTGTCTTACCCTGACTAGGGTTAAGTGCTTCTGCTCCTGGGATTGAGGCATTACCTGTGCCGAACTGTGAAAGTAGAGAACCTGTTAGATTACTCATAGCTCCCTGATAAGTAGAAAGACCAGCTGTATTTGTAGGCATAGGGCGAATAGAGTTAGGAATTGTCTCCATCAAGACTGGGTTAGGGGCGGTCACATCTAGTGTATGCTTCACAACGCCATTAGTGTTAACAATGATACCTGGTGAGAGGTTTCGCTTTAGGGAAGCAAAGTAGAAGTTTGTTAGGCCGTCCCTAGCGAATTGTAATGGTTTAGCCCTCTGGAAGTCTCCAAGGCCGTAGAATGAGTCAAATAGTGGCTGAGAGTATTTTATGACAAAAGGAATTCTACCGTTCTTATGCGGGTTCTTTATTCGTCTAACTTCAACGTAACTGTGGTCAGGAGCAAATGTAACCCACTCGCCCTCTTCGCCAGCTTCGTATCTAGTGACTAAACAGATACCCTTTTTAGTCCCGCCTGAGATTCGGTTTCTTTCTACTAAAGTGTCTTTGTTACTGTCAGAGTCAGTTGTTTGGTCTTTAGACATCTCAACTAGTTCTGCTAGAGCATCTCTGTCCCAGCCATCTTCTTGAGTTTCGGGTGCTTCGTTCTCTAAGATTGCTTCTAGAGATTTCTCGCCTACCCAAGTAAGGGCGTTAACATAGTCCATGTCCGTGATAGAGGTTCTACCCTGTTGAGGGACTAGGTTACGAGGGTTCCACAACCAGCAGTCAGGGCCGATGTAACCGTTAGGTGCTACGTTCCAGTCGTAAAACATAGGCATATACCCGTAAACACTGGAGTAAAGTTGCCACATGTTAAGTTTTTCTAGGAAAGGGTGCTGGGCGTTAGCGTTAGGGTATATCCACTTCTGTCGCAAGATGTCCATGAAAGCTGCCTTACCAACGTCTGCTTTACCAACGGCTTCTGTAACGCCATCAGGTAATTTGGCTACTACTCGGTCTGCACGTTCTTTAGCTAGCGTAGAAGCGTAAGAGTCAGTTATCTTACTGCCATCTACTGAATTAGATACTGAATCGTAAACCTGCCCGATTAACATAGCCTCCAGTGGGTCAAATGTATTAACATACTGGCGGTGAATCTCCCAGTCAGATTCGTACTCTGATTTGTATTCGCACTCGTATTTGCTCTTTTTGTCGTCTTTATCGTTAGTTTTTGCGTATTTTTGCACGTTTTTTGTTCCTTTTTAGTGTCTAACCTGAATTATACTCTATGTAGCACCTGATGTCTTGTGCTATGGCACTGGACACATAACCATA